GAACTGCTCGGCTTCGTCGCCGGACAGGTCGCGGCTCTCCGCAGCGGCAGCGTCGAGGAGGGCCTTGGCCTGCTCCCACGCACGGGCGCGCTGTTCGGTGAGCCTGTTGATGAGCTCGTCGCTCATGGCAGTCTCCTAAGAGTTGGAAGGGGTTGGGGGATGCAGGTGGTGGTCGGCGAGTGGTGGCACACGGGAGGTGCTCCGGGTCGCGACTCCGGGCTGCGAATCGGGCTCAGCGCTTGGCGTTGAGCTCGAGGATGCGCCGGGCAAGCGCGACGGGCAGACCCCGTTCGGCTGGCTCGTCCTCGGCGTCGATCTCGACGGCACGCACCTGCGCGCCTTCGGTGGCCGGGTAGGCGGGGAAGCCCGTCACCACCGACACTTCGTGGAGGATGACCTCACGCAACTCACGAGAGTTGCCGTCCTCTGACCAGGCGTCGCCGCCCTTGGGGACCGAGAACCCGAACGACATCGAGTGGACGTCGCCGCGCTGCATCAGCACCGACAGGTCCCGACCGTAGGTGGTGTCGGGCAGGTCGGCTTCGACGTACAGGCCACGCTCGTCCTCAGACAACGTGAGCGTGCCGGCCTTGGTCGAACCCAGCACCTGGTCGGTGTTGTGGTTGAGGAACATGCGCTTCTCGCTGCCCGAGTTGAGGCTGCGACGGAACGCTCCGGGGGCGATCGTCTCGACGAACGGCAGCGGCTCGGACGGCGAGTTGAACACTGCGGCGTAGCCGGCGAACCGCATGGGCATCTCGGCGTCGTCGGTGACCCGCAGATCCAGGCTGCCGACCTCGACGGTGCGGAACTCGACGTCACGGCCGCCGATACGGCGCTGCTCGGCCTCGAGCACCGTGTATCGGACAGGGGACTGTTCGCTCACGGGTTCTCCCATGGGTTCAGTGGCAGGCCCCTGCGCCTCGCCGGTGGTCTCGATCGAGTCGTCCATGCGTGTCCTCGCATCGTCGTCCTGAGCGACCAGGCGGGCCGCCCATGTCTGTGCCGGGTCGCCGCCCCACAGGGCCCAGGCGATCCGTCCGTTGGACGGGTAGCCGGGCTCTCCGGGCCGGAACCCTTCGCCCTGCTTGTCGACCTCGTGACGGGCGAAGTAGCTGTTCATGCGCCGCACCGTGTCCATCGACAGGTCGACGCCGTTGGAGATGTCACGGGCCCGAGCGATACCGACCTCGGTGCCGCCCCGGCCGAACTCCCGACGCCAGGCCAGACCCCGCTCGGCTTCGTCCTGGGCGCCTTGCGGAGCGACCGGCATCAGAGCGGCGGGACAGGGTCGACGCCGGCCGGCGGCGGGTTGTCGCCCGGTCCGGCCATCGGTGTGCCCGGCAGGGCCATCACGAACTCGTCGCCGCCGTCATAAGGCTCGAGGTTCTCGATCGAGCGAGCCTCGTTCGGGGTGATGAACCCGGACATGATGCCCATCTGGTGGGCCTTGTACCGGTTGATCGTGTCGGCCCGCAGGAACGCTGACGTGTCGAACTTCAACTCGCGTGGCGCCGCCATCAGTTTCGACAGGGCCCGCTCGATGCGCACCAGCCAGGGCAGCAGCGTGTAGGTCACGAAGTGCATACCGGCCGATTCGTTGTTCTGGTAGGTCTGCGAGTCGCCTCGGGCGCCGATCATGTAGTTCGGGACCCGGAAGATGCGGGCGATGTCGTTGATCGTCTGTTCCCGAGACTCGGCCAGTTCCATGTCCTGAGCCGACGCGGTGATCGGCTTCCACTTCATGCCGTTGGTCAGCACCGCCGGGCGGCGACGTCGACGGTGTGAGGTCTCCCACGTCGACTGCAGCACCTTGGCCTGCTCGGCGGTCATGTCGCCGTCGACCTCGAGCACCGACGACGGCGTCGCACCCTCGGAGTACCACTGGTTCAGGAACCGTGCCTGGGCGAGAGCGAGACCAATGGTGTTGCGTTGCATCTCGATCGGCGACAGACCGACCGCCGACTGTGGCGGCGTCCACCAGCGCAGGTGCGTCATGTTGTCGGCTGGGATCACCACACCGTTCGTGGTGTAGTAGCGGGTCCGGTTGACGATCGTGACCTGCACGTTCGACGGGTGCAGCGGCGTGACTGCCAACGGCAGGCCACTGTTGAGGTTCCGGTCGACGTACAGGTAAGCGTTTCCGTGCAGCGCCAACGACGTGACGATCATGTGGATCAGCTCGTACGGGGTGTGCTCGTCGCTGGCGTCGAGCCACTCCGGCAGGCGGATCGGTTCGGTGCGGTCACCGACGTGGCGGATCGCCCGGATCGGCAGCGACGCCACCGAATCGGCGATCAGTGAGATGCACGCCATCAGCGCCGTGACCTCGAGGGCGGTCTCCTCGGTGATCGACTCGCCCGACCAGTTCGTGGCCGGCATCCACACCGACGTGCGAATCGGGTCGGGCGTGATGGCACGCTTGGCGAACAGGCTCATCGTGACACCAGCCACGACCCGGCGATGGCCAGCACACCGGCAGCGACGAACGCCGCCGGCACACTCACCAGCGCCACACCGGCAACGATCAGAACCGCACCGAGAAGCTCGACGGCGGTGGTGAACTGGTCACGCATCGAAACTCCACGGGTCGATGATCTGCGGCGCCCCTCGCGGCTGCAACTCCGGGGCGATGTGGGCGTGCAGGGCAAGAGTTGCGGCCACCAGCGGTGACACGTCGACGCTGGTGTCGCGTCGATGCCACGCCCAGGCGTCACCCAAGTTGCGTTTCTTCGCACCGGCGATCGCCGCGTTCAGCGGCACCTGGTCGATGTGACGCAGGCGGTGCGTAGTGGCGAGGTCGTAGAAGTTGCCGCACCCGGCCACAACCTGGCGGGCACCGACCTCGATGATGTTCAGACCCAACCGGCGCAGCTCCGGCACCAGGCTGTTGGCGCCCGACACCGGGTCGATGACCACCGACTTGTAGCGGGCGGCACGATCGTCAGCGGCGAACCAGTCGACCACCCACGACGTGCCCGGCCGGTTGCCGATCACCTCGACATGGGCGACACCGTCAGCTCGGCGACCGGCCGCTGCGATCGACGCCATCGAACGTGACGGGGTCACGTCCAGGGCGATCGTCGGGGCGTCGTCGATGCGACTGGATTTGTCGGCGCACGACTGCCAGTCGGCCTCGGAGATGATCTGCCACGGCGCCGACGCTGCCCGATCCTGGCGTTGGTTCAGATAGGCCCGACGGAACTCGGGCTCACGCATCGACTCGAAGTCGGAGCGGATCGCATCGACCGGGACGGTCAGACCCAGCGCCGGCATGCACGAGAACCAGGTGGCCTCGTCGCCGATGTCGGCGTCCTCGGGTGCGGACCACTCGAAGTAGGCGACGCTCGACGTCTGCCCAGCCGAGGCGCGCATCCGCCCGTCGTCGACCTTGTCGTTGAGATACAGCGAATCTTCGGTGCCGGCGGTGGACACGATCCACAACTGCGGCTGCGGACGGGTCACCATCGCAGGTTTCATGGCCTGCTCGAGCCGGTCGTCGACATAGGCGAACGCCTCGTCGAGCACACCCGTGTCGGCCTGGGCGCCATGGCCGGCCGACTCGGTCGTGGCCAGCAGCGACCACAGCGAACCGTTCGCCCAGCGAATCGCCTCGGACCCGTTGGTGCGGCGCACCTGGATCAACTCGCCGAACCGGGAACGCTCGAGCACCGGGACGTGCTCGTCCTCCCACTTCAGCCTGGCGTCCTTGCCGGTCTGTGCCGTGTAGAACACGCGCTGACGGTCACCCATCGCCACGCAGCGGTGAGTCATCACCGCCAGCATCAGCGTCGTCTTGCCCGACTGGCGAGGAACCGTCAGGCGCACCTCGCGGTACGCCAGTTTCCCGGTGTCAGGGTTGACCTCGTAGGCGATGTCGGCGACGTGGCGCTGCCACGGCATCAGCGGCGTGCCGAGGATCTCAGCGATCCGAGCGACGCTCCCACCCAACGTGGGGCGATCCGTTCGAGGCGTCGACCATCGGGGCGGACAACTCAGCGAGGAGCTGGCCGAGCCCATCGTCATCGGTGCCGCCATAGCGACCTTCCAGTTCTGACAGCGTTGCCCGTAGTTCACGAGAAATGGCCGCTGTCGCCATTCCCGCATCGGCGTCGAGCGCCTT